GGGTAGTTTTATACCGGTCTAAGTCGCCCCGGCGTGCGATGATGGCCTCCTCTGAAAAGGAGAACCCGTCATGGCGAACAATAATGCGCCTTTCGGATTTCGTCAGTACAGGGGCACCGGTTCTGCGCCTACGTATGAACAGGTTGCTACCTTTTGCGCTTATGACACGGCTGCCATGTATTACGGAGACCCGGTCTTCCGCAATACGACCACTGGCGGCATTTACCCGACCACTCCCGGTGCTGGCATCCTCGCTGGCGTCTTCTACGGTTGCAAATACCTGAGCGTTTCGCAGAAGCGCACTGTGTGGAGCAACTTCTGGGGCGCTGCGGACGTTGCCTCCGGTAACCTTGTTGAGTGCTACGTCGTCAACGACCCCAACGCGCAGTTCCTCGCGCAGGTTGGCGGTTCGACGTCGGTTGGCGCTGTTGTTGGTCAGATCGGTGCGAACGTTCAGTTTGCGTACGGCACCCCGTCGACTGCCTCTGGCATCTCGGGCGCGTATGTGGACATCAGCGTCACGCCGACCACCACGGCTACGCTCCCGTTCAAGTTGGTTGCTCTCGTTACTCAGCCCCCGGGTGCTAACGGCACCGAGGCTGGTGCGTACAACCAAGTGATCGTGGCGTTCAACAACGTCGAAACCAAGACCCTCACGGGCGTTTGATAGGAGTAAGGTAAAATGGCTGTCAATCTTTCAGCGATTAAAGACCTTCTCCTCCCCGGACTCCGTGGGGTAGAAGGCAAGTACGAGATGATCCCATCTCAGTACGACAAGATCTTCACTAAGCATGATTCGAAACTCGCCCTTGAGCGTACCGCCGAAATGCGTTACCTCGGATTGGCGCAGTTGAAGACGGAAGGCGGTCAAACGTCTTTCGACAACAATGCTGGTGAGCGTTATGTGTACAACCAAGAGCACAACGAAATTGCGCTCGGTTACGCGATCACCCGCAAGGCGATCGACGATAACCTGTACAAGACGCAGTTCCATCCGTCGAACCTCGGTCTGATCGAGTCTTTCCAGCAGACCAAGGAAATCTACGGCGCGAACATCCTGAACACTGCTACCACCTACAATGCCAACATTGGCGGTGACGGCGTGTCCTTGATCTCAACCTTGCACCCGATTGACGGTGGCACGGTTGCGAACCGTCCGGCGGTCGACGTTGAACTCAACGAAGCGACCCTGCTGAACGCGATGATCGCGATTCGTACTAACTTCAAGGATCAGGCTGGCCTTAAGGTCTTCGCCCGTGGTCGCAAGTTGGTCGTTCCGCCGGCTCTTGAGCCGACGGCCATTCGCCTCACGAAGACTGAACTCCGTCCGGGTTCCGCTGACAACGATGTCAACGCGATCCTCACGACGGCTGGCGGTCTGCCGGAAGGCTACATGGTCAACGACTTCTTGACCTCCGCTTCGGCGTGGTTCCTTTTGACCAACATCGACGGTCTGTCGTACATGGAACGCGTTAAGTTCGAGACCGACATGCAGGTTGACTTCGTCACTGACAACCTGCTCGTCAAGGGTTACGAGCGCTACTCGTTCGGGTACTACAACTGGCGTTCGATCTTCGGATCGTTCCCGTCCTAATCCTAGGAGTACACGAAATGAAAGGCAGAAAGCATCGCGCCACTGGTGGCGTGAATCAGGCCGCAGAGGATCTTGACCGCAAGAACCTGCGCTATACGTATCAGAGCAACGTCAATGACGAAGCCGAAGAGCGTAAGCGTGGTGGTAAGGTTGCCAAGAAGCACGTCGGCAAAATGCATGGCGGAATGTCCAAAATGCATGCCGGCCGCAAGCCTCGCAAGTCGGGCGGCAGTTGCGAAAGCAGCCCGTTCTCGTCTGCCCGCCGCGGAACGACCCCCAAAGGTCGCACCGTCGACGGCAGCCTTGACTGATCTCGGCTGATACGGCAAAAAAAGACGGGGGCCTCTGTGCCCCCGTTTTTCCTTGAGGAACCTGTATGACGGCAGCGTGGCAAAAGAAAGAGGGTAAATCCCCCTCTGGCGGCCTGAACGAAAAGGGGCGCGCGTCGCTCCGTGCTGAAGGTCAAAACATTAAGCGTCCTGTAACGGCTGGCGAGGCAAAGAAAAGCCCGGCTGCCGCAGCCCGACGCGACAATTTTAGGAGTCGGATGTGCGGCATGAAGGAAAAACTCACTTCAGCCAAAACTGCGCACGATCCGAATAGCAGAATCAATTTGGCGCTAAAACGTTGGGACGTGAAGTGCTAACATCAAAATAGCGCGTAACCGAAAGGGATAAATGTCATGCAGACAAAACAAGTTACAGTGGGGCCGATTGCTGCAGCCGATGCTGACGGCATTTGCGCTTCGCAGACGCCAACCGCTGGCGCTCTTTTGATCAACGGCGCGCTCGCTTCGGGCGGCTCCGTCACTCTCGATGTTCAGCGCCGAGTGCTTATCACGGCCGCGGGCGACGAGAGCGCCACGTCGTTTACGATCACTGGCACGAACTGGCAGGGCAATTCGATCAGCGAAGTTGTCCCGGGTCCGAACGCAACGACCGCTTCGACCGTCATTAGTTTCAAGACTGTCACCTCCGTTACGATCGCCAACAACGCTGTTGGCGCAGTAACTGTGGGCACGAATGGCGTGGCTGACTCGCCGTGGGTCCGCTTCGATGACTGGGCGCCGAACTACATTTCGGTCAATTGCTCGACTGACGGCACGGTGAACTACAGCGTGCAGACGTCGCTCGACGACCCGAACAACATCGCAAGTCCGGTTCCGGCCGGGCAGATGACGTGGCTCGATGCTCTGGATGCAAACTTGGTATCCGAGAGTGCCGATAAGAGCGGCGGCATCCAATATGCTCCGACTTTTGCGCGTGTAGTGCTGAATAGCGGTACGGGTTCCGTTCGCGGAGTGTTCCTGCAATCGAGCAACGTGCCGAAGTAAAACGCCCGACGGGGGAATTTTATGGCGACAAGCGGAACGTACGCGTACAACCCGTCGCTGGGCGAGATTACGCTTTACGCCTTCAATCTGTGCGGTATTCGCAATACCGCGCTGCTGCAAGAGCACATGGAGTCGGCACGTATGTCGGCAAACATGCTGCTCGGCCGTTGGAGCAGTCAGGGCGTTAATCTCTGGTGCGTGGATCTTGAGACGATTCCGCTCGTTCAGGGCACTGCAACATACTCTGTGCCCTCGAACACGGTCGTTATGCTCGATGCATATATCGTCCAAAACACGGGCGGAGCGGCTATTAATAGGCTGATACTGCCTATTTCTCGCTCAGAATATGCGTCATATCCGAACCCGGAGCAGCAGGGATTCCCGACAACATACTGGTTTGATCGTCTGCTGTCGCCGACCGTAACCCTTTGGCCGGTGCCAGATGGTGGCGAAACGTCGCTCAATTACTATCGCGTCCGGCAGATTCAAGACAGCAATTTTACGAACGGCCAGCAGGTTGAGATCCCGTATTACTTCATGGAGGCCTTTGCTTTTGGCCTTGCGCAGCGCCTTGCGATGATTTGGGCGCCCGATAAAGTGGCTATGCTCAAGCCGCTGGCAGACGAATCGTACGATATTGCCTCTCGCCAGAACGTCGAGACTGCGCAGCAATACATTTCGCCCATGGTATCGAGTTACTTTAGGCCGTAATGCATGTCCTACGCATCGCAGTCCGGCCGGGCCAAAACTAGCGCAACAAACCCGCAGGCACATGCGATATGTGATCGGTGTGGTTTTCGCTATAACCATGCCGAACTGAAATGGCAGTACGACTGGCGCGGCGCCATGATCCAGAACATCAGGATTCTGGTTTGCGACACCTGCCTCGACACCCCGCAAGAGCAGTTGCGCTCGATCGTGGTTCCCGCGGACCCGACCCCGATCGTTAACGCTCGCGTGCAGGACTTTGAAACTGCCGAAACGAACTATCAGACTGTATCTGCGCCGCCCACGATCGACCCGCAAACCGGCATCCCAATTCCGGGGAATACGACGCTAGTCACGCAGAACGGACAGCAACTTACTACGCAGCCGTACGGGCCTCCTGTGGGCCTCACTCAACCGGCAGTGATGCCGCTGAAGGGTACGACGCAGTACGCTGTAAAACTGCCTGCGTTGTCCGTATCGGCCAACGGAACCACTGTCATCACGGTGACGTGCTCGTCGCCTCACGGTTTGACGACAAACGATCAAATTTCTGTTGAGGGCGTGACGAATGTTAAAGCGTGTGGTTTCTATAGCGTCACAGTGACGACAGCCACAGCATTCACGTATGAAACGGCACAGGTTATTCCTGCGGGCGCCCTTTTGACGCCCACAACCCGTATTATCACGGCATCGGTTGGTCTGCCCTACGGGTACACCCAGATACCTCAAGTTGGAACTTAGGCGATGGCAAATACAACGATCCCAAATCTTCCGGCAGCAACCAGTCTCGATGGCAACGAGCAACTTGAGGTCGTCCAGAATGGCACGTCTAAGCGTGTCACGGCCGATCAGATTGCTGCTCTTGCCGAAAACACATCGGGCACTGTCACCCAGATCGATACTGGCGGCGCCCTTGTTGGCGGCCCAATTACGACGACGGGCACAATCAGTCTGCCGCCAGATGCTGTTACGAACGTGTATCTGGCAGAAATGCCGGCTAACACGCTCAAGGCAAACATTACTGGTTTGACGGCAAACCCGACTGACGTAACCCCTAGTCAGTTGCTGGATACCTTCAGTTCGGCTGAAGGTGCAATGCTGTATCGCGGAGTTTCTGGTTGGCAGGAGTTGGCTCCCGGCTCCAACAACCAGTACATGTACACGAACGGCAACAATCCGCAGTGGGTTACGCTGGCAATCAACCCGGGCGATATTGGCCCTAGCGGCGTTACCCCCGGATCGTACGGAAGCCCGTCAGAGACCATCACCTTTACGGTAATTTCTGGCGGCTTGCTGACGACAGCGGCCGCAGTTCCGATTGCAATTTCAACTTCTCAGATCACTGGTCTTGGCACGATGGCGACGCAAAACGCCAACAACGTCGCCATTACGGGTGGAAACATTAATGGCACCATTATTGGTGCATCTGCCCCTGCTCAAGCCTACTTCACCACAATTTCAGGCGGTGCGTGGCAGGGAACTGCGATCGGAATTTCGTATGGCGGTACAGGCGCCACGAACGCCGCAGATGCTCGCACGAATCTCGGTCTCGGCACGATGGCAACACAGAGTGCCAGCAGCGTGGCGATTACGGGCGGCAGCATAGACGGCACTGTTATTGGCAACAGCAACCCGCAAGCCGGCACGTTTACCACTCTTACTGCAAGCAGTCTTAGCGGCCTTACAACTCCGCTTCCGGCCACATCCGGTGGCACTGGATTCTCGTCATACACGACTGGCGACATTCTTTATGCAACGGCCAGCAACGCCTTGGGTCGACTTAACGACGTAGCCACTGGAAATGTTTTGCTTTCTGGCGGCGTTGGTGTGGCGCCTGCCTACGGCAAAGTAGGCCTTACAACGCATGTAACTGGCGTTTTGCCTGTCGCAAACGGCGGCACTGGCGCAGCCACTTTAACGGGATACGTTAAAGGCAACGGCACTAGCGTGATGACAGCAAGCGCCACTATTCCAATTGCGGACTTGGAATATAGCAGCGTCACAATTGGCTCCACGTCAGTTACGCTTGGAGGGTCGACCAGCACGCTTGCCGGATTGACTAGCGTCACATTGACGCAAGATCCAACAGCGGCATTGCAAGCGTCGACTAAGCAATATGTCGACAATCAAGTCGCTATCGTTTCGAATGTGACCTATCACACACAGGTTGTAGCGGCATCAACCGCTAACCTGAATGCTAATTACAGCAACGGCACTGGCGGCGTTGGCGCAACACTGACCAATGCTGGCGCTTTTGCGCAGTTCCAAATTGACAACTACACGCCGGGACCTCTTGCGCGTGTTCTTATCAAGGATCAGACAAACGCTGCACACAACGGTATTTACGAGGTTACGACACAGGGCGACGCGATTTCAGTGCCATGGGTGCTGACGCGCACATCTGACTTCAATGCCCCGGG